CGGCATGTCGAAGGCCGCCGAACCAATGAAGGACGCGGCCGACGAGGTCCGCAAGTTGCGCGACTTCGCGCTTGACGCGCCGTATTCGCTCAAGGCGCTCGCCGACACCTTCGTCAAAATCAAATCGACCGGCATCGACCCGCTCAACGGCAGCATGAAGGCGCTCGTTGACGGTATCGCGGCTTTCGGCGGCACCGAGTCGCAGCTCAAGCGCGCCTCGCTCGCCATCCAGGAAATGTCCGGCAAGGGCGTGGTGCAGACCAAAGAGCTGCGCCGGCAGTTGGGTCAAGACATCCCGCGCGCCGTGGAGATCATGGCCCGCGCGCTCGGCGTTTCCGTCGAGCAGCTTTCCTCGATCGTCGAAAAGGGAACCCTCGACGCTAAGACATCGCTCGACGCCTTCTTCGGCGAGATGGAGCGCACGTTCGGTGGCGCCGCGCAGCGTCAGATGCAGACCTTCAACGGCCTGATCTCGCGCACCCACACGCTCATTCAAAACCTGGCGCTGGAGTCGGGCGACACCGGCTTCTTTGCCGAGACTAAAAAGCAGCTCAAGGATCTCAACAACTTTCTGAGTGGCAACGCGGCGAAAGTGCTTGCGAAGTCGTTCGGCGAGGCGATGCAGAGCGTCGTTCAGGGTATTCGCGCCGCAATCGATTGGGTCATCGAGTTTCGAGCGGAAATCACTCGCGTCGGCGAGGTGGTCGCGATCGGCTTCGGCGTCCGTATTGCCATCAGTGGTCTGCTCAATCTTGCGTCCGTGGTTCGCAACGTCACCGGCTCGGTGCGCGTGTTCCGTCTGGAATGGCAGGCGCTTCAAACCGCCTGGGACTTCAACAAGCTCAACATGCTCGCTGGTCAACTTGGCATCGCTGGCATAGGCGTCACTAAGATGACCGGCTCGGTGCGTATGCTGAGCCTGGCCTTCACAGCCCTCGGCACCGCGATGGCGTTCGCCTCTGAAATTCTGCTGCCGATTATCGCCGTTGTCATCGGCGTTGCTTACGCGTTCGGCTTGTTCGAGGATAAGGTCAATGACGCCTATGAGGCGGTCACCAAGTATGGCGCCGTCGATGAGGCGCAGTTCGCGCTGGCTGAGAAGCGGCTGAAACAGGAAGAGCGTGCGCTCGAACTCGCCCGGCAACGCCTGGCTCTTTCGCACCCGGTTACTCTGACTGGCGCGGAAGAGGGGCCGCAGACTACTGACGATACGGAAAGCAATCAGCGTGAAGTTGAAATCCGCGAAAAGAAGCTGGCGGAGATCAAGAACAATCTAGCGAAGGCACGAGTGCAGCTCGACAAGAAGCTGCGCGACGATGCGGTGCGCGACGAGCAGGAAGCGGTCGAGCGCGAAGGTGCGCTCCGGCAGCGCGAGTACGACGAGCGGATGAAGGATCTCGCTGCGGCTTACGCCAAGGAATATGTGGCGTTAACCAACCAGCACCGCGATGTGACAAAACTGCAACAGGACTATCAGCGCAACACGCGCGAACAAGCGCTGACATATTACCAGGCTCAGTACGACGATCTGCAACACCATATCGACGAGCAAAAGGATCTCGTCGAGAAGGGGATGAAGAAGGCCGATGTCGGCAATGCGGTCGTGGATGACTTCACGAAGAAGCAGCTCGAACTTCTCAAGCAGATGCAACATTTGCGCGAGCAGCCGATTGGCCCGCAGGTCAACGTCAAGGCGTATGACCCGGCGAAGGAGATCCAGCGCGCGCAGGAGATGCTCGACAAGGTCAACAGCCAGATCGAGAAGAACAAGGCGTCGCTCGCCGGCGCCAACGGCGAACTCGCGCAGTTCATCTACATGCTGGAGGATGGCCGCAACAAGAACTTGAAGATCCTTGGCAACAAGGAACTCGATGATCTCATCGAGAAGCTGAAGGCGGCGAAGAAAGAGGCTGGGGATCTGCAAGACCAGGTCTCCGGCCAGACGAAGTTCGACCGCGAGATTCAGAATATCGCCGAGAAGGCGCGCGCCGATCTGATCGAGGCGCAGACGCGCGGCAAGAGCGCGCTCGATAAGCTCGCTATTATGGCGAAGATGGGCGCGTTCGAAGGCGTGAAGCCCATCACGTTGATGTCGCGGCAGTATGCTGAAATCGACAAGAACGCGCGAATGGCGGCGAATAGCATGGACACCGCGCTCGGTGACACCATGCAGGCCAAAGGCCGCGGAATGCTCGGCGTCATCCAGAGCATCGCGAATGCCTGGCTCGGCGTGAAGCGCAACGCCGATGGCAGCGCGAACCCGAATTCGCCAAGCGCGCCGCCGACATCGGCCGCGCCAAGTGGCTCGATTACGCCTTTCGCCACCTATCAGGGCGGCGCCTACAGCGGAAATCTCGTCCGTCGCGAATCTTCGGGCAATCCAAATGCCACGAACGGCAAAGCCGAAGGGCTTGGTCAGTTCATGGAAAGCACCTGGATGGATTTCCTCCAGAAGATGCACCCGGAGATGTTGTCGGCCGGTCGCGAAGCCGCGCTCTCTTCGCGGCGCGATCCTGAGATGATGCAGGAGGCGATCGCCTGGTACGCTTCACAGAACGCTGTCAAGCTCGCTAAGGCCGAAGTCCCCGTCAACGATGCGAACCTCTATCTGGCTCACTTTCTTGGTCCGGATGGCGCGATCGCGGCGCTGACCAAGGGCGCCAACACCGCGCTGAGCGCGATCCCGCAGCTCAACGCGGCGCGGATGAATAACCCCGGCGTATTCAAGGATATGCTCACGGTTGGCGATCTCCAGCACTGGTCGCAGAGCTTTATGGGCAAGGGAATGACCGCGCCCATCATGCCTGGCGACTCGCGGATGCTCGACGATCTCTTGAAGGTCGCCAGCCCGCAGCAGGCGGCGATCATCAAGGACGTTTTCAAAACAGTCCAAGAAACCTTGATCATCAAGTCCAACAACGCGCTTGGCGATGAAATCAAGAAGATGGGTGAAGAGGCGCGTCGCGCCGATGAGAGTGTTTCGAACTTGGACAAGCATGTCCAAGAGGCGAAGAAGAACATCATCGCGGGCAAGTACGGGCCCGATGTAAATCCAGACAGCGACAAATACACGACGCTGATCGAGAACGCCGAGAAGGCCGATCAGCGAGACAAAGAACTCGCCGATCGCGCGAAGCTGCGCCGTCAGGTCGAGGCGATCGATGAGCGCAAGGGCGCGGAAGAAGAGGCTCTGCGCGGCAAAGAAGCCGAGGTCGCTCGTCGCTTGCAGACCGAGAATCAGCTCCGGCTCTCGTCCGACTATCTGAACAAGATCAAGCAACTGAGCGCGGAAGATAGCAAGATCACGCAGGGGCGCGATCAGGGCATCATTGACCCGAACAAGGCGGACTCGCTTCTAAAAGAGAATGCCGACATGAAGCGTCGGCTCCTCGATGTCGAGGTCACCGACACCGTCGCGAAAGAACAGACGAAAGCTGACGCCATCAAGAAGAGCTTGATGACGCAGGATGAGGCTGGTCAGTACGTTTTCAATCAAGACGTTAAGCGTATGCAAGAGTTGCTTGCGATGACGAGCGGCAACGCTCAGCAGCGCGCGCTCATCGAACAGACGTTGGACGAGAAGATCCGTCTCAATCGACAGAAGCTTCTGGCTGACTCGCCTATCGGCAAGCAGTTCAAGGGCTGGGCCGACCTCGGCAAGAACGTAGAAACCGCCTTCACAGGCTGGATTGGCGGCGCGACCGACAAACTTGCGGACTTCCTGGTCACCGGCAAGGCGAACTGGGCCGACTTCTCTGCGTCCATTCTTAAGGACATGGCGAAGATGGGCTTGAACAGCGTCATCGGCGGCTTCGGTATGCAGGCGAAGGGCATGGTTCGTCCGAACGCGGCGGGCACAATGCCGGCGCCGGGCGGCGGCGCAGCCAAACTCGCCGCAGGCGGCACGGGCAAAGCGGCCCAGCATCACGCGGGCGGCATCGTGGGTGCCATCGCTGCAACCCGCATGGTCAACCCGCAGCTCTTTGCGCGTGCCCAGCGCTTCCACAATGGCGGGTTCCCCGGTCTCAGCTCCGGCGAAGTGCCGATCATCGCCAAGAAGGGCGAGATCGTAGGCTGGCCCGATCAGATGGCTGCCGCGTTCGGCGGCGGTCACTCGACGCAGAGCAACACGTTCCACATCGCCGTGAACGGCTCGGCCGGTACGCCCGCGCAGAACGACGATCTCGTCCAGAAAATCTCTGTGGCGATGCAGGATCACGTCAAGCAGATCGCGGCCGGTCAGATCCGGCAGCAGATGCGGCCTGGCGGCATTATGTCCGGAAGGTAAGCGATGACTATCCCAACATTTGATCCTAGCCCGGCGCCAGGCATCTCGCAGCCGACCGCAACCACTTATGAGCTGAAGCTGAAGAAGGCTCAGTTCGGTGACGGCTATTCGCAAACCACGCGCGACGGCATCAACCACATGCGGCGCGTCGCGGTGCTTAGCTGGGATGTGCTCAACGAGGATATGGTCGCCGCGATCGAGACGTTCTTCGTCACCCAGGGCGGGGATACGCCGTTCCTCTACACGCTCAGCG